CAGAGAGGGTGTCGCTGCAAGGATTGCACTGGAGCCCACCGTAGCTACGCCCAAAGCCGTAGGTACAGAGGTTTGCCTTCACAGTCAAACCCTGTGGGACGACCCAAGAGTTCAGAAGCAGACAAGAGAAAGAACAAAGGTTCCGCTAGTCGAGGACCAAGATATGCAGAAGGATTCACCAAGCAAGACATAATGAAAGCGAGAGGATATGAATAAGTATGAAGTAAGAGATCACGTAGTTAGACTAGGCGCAGGTCTAAACACCAGTGGCTACGTAGTATTACAAGATGGAAAGTTCAAAGAATTTTTCAAAGACAAACAAGAAGCAGAAGATTGTGCTTCTTCCTTAATGAAAGACTCCGAAGGGGAGGATGGCTAGTGGATACAAAGTTGAAGAACAAGGTGACGTTACATGAATTCATACGTTTGGAATCAGAAACTTTTTGCAAGACAGTAGAGGACTACGCTAAAAATTTAGAACTCAGCGATCCGTTGACTTACTTACTGATCGTTGACGAGATCGAGAAACGTTTAAGATTGTTCATGAAGTCATGCAGTTACATGCGTCGTCACGCTATGCTTGACGCCGTTCAGTCAGGGATGAGTCAATCAAGCCTTGCGCGTTCTCTCGAGTTGTCGCGTCAACGTGCAAGCGACATGGTGTTGAAGGCAACTGACGAACGTGTATACAATGTGGCTCTGCCTTTCGACAAGATGGAAGAGCTAAAGGACAACGACAAGTTGCATTCGATAATAGTTTCACTCTAAGCTAGGATCACACCCCCTTTAGGGGGGGTGTGATCCAATTGGATACAAGATGGATCTGGGTGGGCTGCCTCGTTCTTCTCCCTTTGCGGGGTAGCCCATCTCCTAGGGAGAAAAATGATTGAAATAAAATTACGTCAGAGTTGGATCAACACCTTTCTCAGATGTCCCGAGCAAGCCAGGCAAGAACGGTTTGGTCTAGTGACACAGAGAGAAACCTCAGATTTACTGAGGGGCAACGCAGTCCACGCAGCCATCGAGTACGCAGGGTTAGCTCTCGTACAGCGAGGCGAACGTGTTGAACTGGAAGAGTTGTTGGATGTATCCGATGCTTTCCTTGCCTCCTACGCTTCTGATGTTGAAGTGTGGAGGCAGGGATATGAACCAACAGTAGACGTGTGCCGCAAAAACCTTGAGTGCTGGCACGAAGAACTGTTTCCAATCCTTGACCCCAAAGCAGTCGAAGAACAATTCACAAAAGAAATAGGCGTGCGAGGCAACATCCGTCTGATGATGACAGGAACCGTTGACTGGATAGACAAGTCAGGTGTGCTATGGGACTGGAAAAATCCAGGCCGTCACTACCAGCCTTGGGAGAAGAAACGCTGGGACATCCAATCCCACGCATACACTTGGGCCTTCGATGCAGACCAATTCAACCTAGGCGTACTGTCCGCAGGGAAACTCCAAGTAATCGAGATCGAAAGAACACCCGAACATAAAGAAGCATTCTTAGAATTGTGTTGGTCACTCGTCCCTACGATTATGTCGAAGGATGAGACATGGCCTCAGAATTGGAGCGGTTGGCACTGCTCCCCACAATGGTGTCCAGTCTGGCAAGCTGGCAAATGTCGAGGGAAACACCTCGGGGATAATCCCTGGTAAGGGAGAAGGAAAATATGACAGATACAGCAAAAATAACAATCAGCTTCACACAGAAAGTAAGTGAAGCAGCATATGAAACAGCGGACTACTCGCTCACCATTGAGCGCACAGTTCCTGAGTCATTGGGAGATGAAGGGATACTCATTGAGGCAACATCGCTCTTCGAGCAAGTTAAATCAGAGGTACTGAAACAAGCAGGTCAGGAGTGGGACTTAACTCCTGATGGAGTTGTGATGCGTCGCCTCAAAAGCGGCGTTTCCAGGGCTGGAAGTAATAATGCCAGCCCCGTTCAGGCAGCCCCTACCAGTGACCAAGCAGGTCCAACGGCGGCATCCGTAGCTGCTCCCGCAGGAGTACCAACACAAAGCGGAGCCAAAATGTCAGGACGCACATACAAGCGCACTGATTTTTGTGTAGGCGGAGACGCAGACACACGCCAAGCAGCCTGGAACCTACTTGCTTTCCAACCACCAGAATGGGATGACAACGGCAACCCACTCAAAGTTTATGAAGTTAAAGAAAAAGCTGACGGAACTACAGACGTAACCAAAGCAGGCAAAAACTTTCCTAACTTCTCTGTATCCAAAGACGCCCTCATTCGTTTAGGTTTCCAACCTCAACGCGACGTAGGCATATGGATAAACGACGGTGATAGCAACATCCCTATCCGTGTATGGGACCAAGCATCAGGCCAGAACAAACAACAAGCAGTTGAATTCGACTGGACTGAACGCCGTAGGGAACTACAGCAGTTTGCATACAAAGGTAAGTGATGGGTGTGGGCGAAGCTACCGAAGCTGTCGCCCTCACCACTGAGGAGATTGATGCTCGCATGGCGAGCATTGATCTCCCAGAGGGAGAGCCGCAGTACAAATTTTTTAAACCAACAGCAGACGCTGTAGACAGATGGGTTCAGTACGCTAAAGGAAGCCACGACTGCTTCTTCTTAGGGTTACCTGAAATCGACACAAGGATGCGAGGCGTATGGCCTAGCGACGTACTCGTCGTAACGGGCAGAGCACACAGCGGAAAATCTGCTGTGCTTCTATCCTCTATGGCACGCAACCTTCTCGAAGACCCAGACTTCTACGGTGTGATCTACACACCAGACGAACCAGAAGTATTGGTCGTCGCGAAACTCTATGCGCTTCTATACCAACGCAACCTAGCTGACGTAGAAGAAGCACTTAAAGAACAAGACTCAGCAGTCATGAACGAAATCCAAGAAGCCAAACACGGCTTCCTGGACAGAATCAAAATCTTTCCCAACGCTCTGTCATTCCGTGACATGTCAGAAGCAATGAGAGAGTGCGAAGATTACTGGCAACACAAACCCAAATTCGTTATGGTCGATTTCCTTGAGCAACTACCAGGAGCAGCAGGATACGAAGGAGTATCCACTGTCCTCAAAGGGCTCAAAGAATGGGCTGAGCAAGAGAACCTACCAGTCGGACTGATCCACCAATCAGGAAAAGCCTCAACCAGAGGCACATCCAGAGGAATGGACGACGGCAAGTTCAACGCAGACGAATATGCAATCCTTCAACTCAACGTGTTTCGACGCAGAGACGACCCGAAACTAACAGAAGTTGAAAGAAAAATTCATTCCGTTTCTGTGTCTCTTGACCTATGCAAAAACAAAAGACCACCCTGCGAAATAACAGATCCACCAATCGACTATTTCATGGACCCCAACTGTGGCTTTGTCAGAACCTACTATGAAACAGACATACCAGGAGACGACAAATGGAAGGGATAAAGCAAAGCACAATAGACCGCTTCGCTGCCCTTCACTACGGAGGGTTCCTAGCAGACGTAACTGACTGGGTTCACCCGCTAGAGGAAGACAAAGAAATTGTCATAGCCTCAGGCCAAAAGTATTTGAGCCACATCAAAACACACCTCGAAAGCAAAACGTCCTTAGGGGTATACCCCCTCTGGTCTCGCAACGGAGTGTGGATGGTTAGCTGGTGCGCTGTAGACCTTGACGAAGGAGAGAAATCCTCTATCCACGCAGACAACCTCGTAGCTTTACTAGAAAAAAGCGGAGTTAAAAGCTGGAAAGAGACATCCAAAAGCAAGGGCTACCATGTATGGGTATACCTACAAGAACCCATCGCCGCGACGGTAGCACGCAAAGCCTTAACAGGAGCCTGCAGAATTGTGGATGTTCCAACCAAGGAAGTGTATCCCAAGCAAACAATGCTGAAAGAAGGGGCACTAGGGAACTGCTTAAGACTTCCTTATCCAAACACTAGGAAGAAAGGCAGACATGAAGTCTTCGCACCAGACGGAGACATGCTGGACTTAGATACCTTTGTTCAAGAAGCATGGGAAAACAAAACAGCTACTGGTTTGATACGGGGCCTGCTTCGTTTCTACGAAGCAACAGAACCTAAAGCTCCTCAATACAAACCAGGACACAGAGCAGACGAAGGATTCAAAGGAAACGCTAGATCCATTTGGGATCAAACAAGTTTCCCTGATCGTTCCGAAGCGATGTACATGTTTGCGAGCAGTCTGCTATGGCAAGACTACTCAGAAGCAGCGACGTTGGAATGGTTACGTAAGCTAGACGAAAGACTCGAGAAGTTTGTTGGTCGCATAGACAGAGAGAAACAACTCGAGAACATTATCAACAAAGCTACAACTACAACGAGGTACCGTGACTAAACGATCTTATAAGTTCACCATTCCAGGTAAACCTAAAGTAAAAGGAAGACCGCGGTTTGGGAAAGGCTACGCCTACACACCTAAGTCAACGTTGGACCACGAAAAACTTATTCGTGAGTACTACAAAGGACCTAAGTTTGAAGGTCCAGTGTCTGTTAGCTGTGTGTTCACAGCGAAACGAACTCAAGTAACTATCTCTCAACTCGACGAACCAAAGAACGGGCTAAGAGGGGATACAACAAACTACTTGAAGGCAGTAGAGGACGCTTTAAACGGTGTGGCTTATGAAGATGACATACAGGTTTACCGTGTTGTAGGTAAGAAAAAATGAGTGGAGCTTTCCATGAAGGTTCAATGGAAACTCGTTACAAAAGCATGGGGGATGAAGCTGAAAGCCATTTCGAAGCGAACAACACAGGTTTTGTGCGCTTCGGGCTTCAGCGCCCTCCGTTCTACGTTCACAAACTTCCTTACACCTTCAGACACACCCCAGACTATTTGCAAGTAGATCCAACACGTCTAGTTGAAGTCATGGGCATGGGAAGAACTCCTTTAAAACTAAAATTAGATAAACTTACTGCGCTACAATGGTGGGATGGGTCAGAGATGGATGTCTGGCTCTGGGTGTGGTCATCCACACTACAAAATTTTGCCCAGCTAAAGTTTCGAGATCTGATGCACTTAATAAATACTGAAGAAGTGCCAGTAGGTAAATTTCATGAAGGCAAAACGTATCTATCCATAAGGGAAGAACTTTTGCCTTGGAATGAAACATAACAACGAAAACGAAGACGCATTTTTTTCTGAATTAGAAAATTTTAAATTCCCGTCACTCAAACGTCAAAGTCCTTACCTAGAACACAGCTACTTCTACTTAGGTGAGCAAAGATACGTTGGTAAAAGACCTACCCCCCAAAACATATACGAAGCATTGATGTGGGCTAGACCTGGCGAAGAACCTGTCACATCTAAAAATGAGCTAGAAGAAAAAAACGACGAACTATTAATTGCAGTACAAGAAGTGTTCTTTCAACTAACAGAAGAAGAACAATGGCTTTACCAAATGTTCGTCGAGGTAGGACTTTCTTTAAGATTCTTAGGACTCATAATTCATGTGCCTAAAACAAGTTTGGCTAGACGACGCGATCAGCTTCATGAAAAAATAAAGAGTCTTCTGCTTGAACAACCTGCAGTCAGAGAGTATCTACTTAACTCAAACATCATCTCTAGTGGTGATACACCGACTTAAAAACTCAGCGAATCCTTCTAACCAATGCATGAGAGAAGCTAAAGCGACAAGGTTGCCTTCTTGAGCATCGTCCCATGCATTGACTATGTGATATAGCTCTGGTTCTTGAAACATTAACAAGACACCAAGGTCTTCGTTAACCCATTGAGCATGAGTGCCATCAACCATATCCAGCAGCCCGCGAGATTGAACTAAATAATGTTCGATCTCGTCTTCGATCTCCAAGCCTTCTACAGCCATGAAATCTGCCCAAACTTCTTCCAAGTCCTCTTCCACTAGATCAACGACCTAACCTAGCTTTGGCTAATGATTTAACAGCAGCAATAGCAGCCGCGGCAGCGGCAGCACCTGCAGCTTTCAAAGATGACACATCAGTAACAACCATTACAGCTAACCCTGCCTCGATCGCAGTCCAAACGGATCTCTCAACCCAATCGGCCCAATCAAAACTCTTAGCTGCGGAACCTTCAGTCATACAATTATCTTTCTAATAAGCAGGACGTTTCTTAGCTTTCTTAACAGGTGGTCTAACTTTTTTAGATACCTTTGGCTTCTTCACTTACCGAATGGTCTTCCACCTTGGTTCTGATTACCAAGCCCTGTTGAACGCAAATATGCAGCATCAGTTTTAGCTTTCTTGCCCATATCGTACATGTTATCAACCGACGATGAATCGTACGGCTGATCTTCGTCTTTACTGCCAAATGTGTCAGCGTAAGACCCGTAACCTTTTCCTTTAGTCATTTGTATCCTCCTATATGTGGGCCTTTTGGCCCACTATGCGAACAGAACATCCCAAGTATTGACACCAACTACACCGTCAGCCTTAAGAAATGCAGAATATTTTCGTTGGAACTGACGGACAGCAGAGCGGGTTCGACGGCCAAACATGCCGTCTACCCCACCAGGTTCGAACCCTAAGTCCACTAAACGCTCCTGAACGGCTCTAACAGCCTCCCCACGGCTCCTTCTCCTCAAAGAAAGAGGACTATGGGATACAATCTGCTTCAAAGAATCTAAGTGAGCTTTGATTCCATCCCACTCGATAAGATTAGGGTCACCCAAAGGCAAAGGCATACCAGCCCTCAACCAGTCATACAACCAGTTGCCTGGGCAAGTAGAATTACCTAAATCTCTGTGCCCTTTAACCCACAACTTGCTGCTGTAACGGCTTTGAATGTTACCAATAAGCCACTTAATAGAATCTAAAGCCTTCTCTGGGACAACTTCTGCTCCCCAACCCGTATAACAAATCGACTCACTGCGACTATTCCAACCCTTAGTAGCACCAGAAACGACATCAGCACCCCTTCCCGCATAGATAACACCGTCAGTATCAACCAACCAGTTGTAAGCTATCGCGTTCCAGTTCTTAGTATCCATGTGGTAACGCTCATAACTTTTTAAAGCAGTCACACCTGAAGGACCATTCTTGATGCCGCTGTGATGCAACACAACGCCCTTAACTCTCCACGCTTTCAACTTAGTGAACGGTCGCTTAGGAGGTCTAGCTCCCCAACCTTCTCGAGATATAACAGTCTTACTCACAGCCCCTACCTTACGCGTCTTTCTAAATCTTTTAGATCTTTACGCTCCTGAGATCTTTCTATATCTCTTGAAATCTTTTCGTTACGTTTAGAAGAAGCAGTGTTCGCTCTAACGTTCGTACCAAACACAGTAGAAACCCACGTCGTCACTAGTCTCTCTTGCTTGCCCTTCTCATTAGGGATAAGCCGTGCGATCCTACCGAACCAAGGCAACATCTGTTCAACCTTATAGATCTCTCTATCAGTTATCTTCCACTCGCCTTTAGAGTTCTTCTTAGCCCAACCCTTAAGAGACAAAGCTTCCATCAAACCAGGAATCTTTCCCCAAGCAGGAACCTGCTGATACCTACCAGAGAAAGGAATATCAGCGAAAGAACGTTTACCAGCCCACAACTCGACAGGCATTTTCACGAAAGGAACTGCCGATTCAAAAATAGGTCGAGACATTTCCGTAAGACTTCTATCCTGGAAACCTTTACTCCACCTAGCTAAATCTCTGAACGGTAAATCTGGGATAGCGTAAACCTGACCGTCACCAGTACTAAACGGCAAACGGATACCCATATTCTCAGCAAAGAAACTAGGAACCATTCCCTCAGCAGGAGAGTTCAACTCTAGTTCTTTCTTTACTTGAGCTATACGACCCCAAGCCGTAGGGTTCTTTCCAATAGACTCAACCAGCACAGGAATAACATTTTTCTGCCACGTATAGAAAGGAATAACCTGCTTAATTTTTCTCTCTGCGTTAGTCAGATCAGAGTAATCAAAATGATATTTCCTTACAGCAGCAAAAGCATCACCAAGAGAACCACCACTAGTTTTGATATGATGCGCTAAAGCACCCCTCATCATAAACTCAGCGTCCTGGTTAGCACGACGAACAAGAGCAAAAGGTTTGAAATCCGCATTGAATGGATTTGCGCTACCTTCTTTTAAAGCATTCCTCCAAGTGTCGCTACCAGCAGAAGCTATCCTCGATGTAACTTCCTGACTAACCTGACCACTACTAGCAACACCAGTGTTGTACCAAGATCGAAAATCTTCTAACTCATCAACACCTACCCTTAGCTGTGCTTGAGGCAAACCTAACTTACCTTTAAGTCTCACAGGCTTACCAGCATCAATCAACTGTTGTATCCCGTAAGCAACATCTGAAGGTCGCCCACCCAGTTCCGCTGCTTCCATAGCAGCGCGACGGATACCCATCACTTTTTGATGCACGCCCATAGGAACACCAGCAAG